CCTTGCCGTAATCCGAACTTCTTTGTCGCCCTATAGGCCAGGGGACCTCGAAAACCGAGATCCCAAGTTGTGAGTCCTAAAGGCCGTATTTTTCCTATGTTCCAGCTAAACCAGGCCATCGCCGCTCTATAACGGAGTGACCCCTTGAGCCCGGCAATAAAATCATCAAAACCCTTCGAGAGAGTGTCGAAGGACTCAGACTCCCGTAGCATTCCCATTCGGACAGTCGCAACCACACGATAGAAGGCGCCGTAGCGCCGACAAAGTGTGGAATTAAGCGAACCGAACTCCGGGGAAACGGATGTCTTCGTCTTTTCTACCTCCAATGAGAGTTGACCGACTGTATCCATCCAGTGCGCACTGAAGTGCGGACCAGAACGGAAAAGTATGTCATCACCATTGATCAGACATGGGAATTCTGAACAATCGATCCCAACAGACTCGCCTGCATACAAGAAAGCGATTCTATTCTGCAGACAAAGCAATGGGAAAGAAAGAAAGGACCCCATCATCTGACCTCTCGTCGGACAAAAAGATTCTATGCCGTGTTCAAGGTTGAACAACGTGGGACGCAAGATTTTCATGGCGTATGCTTTCATAGATCCAGGCACAGAGACCGTGGACCTCAGCAACTCGTCAAGAATAGCCTCGGCAACCTCTATAGAAAGGTTGTCCGTGGCGCTCTTGTAATCCCCCGAAGTCAAAGTCTCACCAGAGACAAAAGAAAAACCAGCACGCTGTAGGACGTCAGTTGTAAAATCGCCTCGGCAAAGCCATTTCTCGCGCGACAACCTATCATAGATCGCTGCATGCAGCGGTCGAAGGTGTATCGCGTCTGCCGAGAACTTGCTAAGAGGGCGAGGCTTCCCCGCGCTTTGTACGACAGTCAGTCCCGAAGAGACACTTAATGGACGGGTTGCCCCGTCTAAACAAGTAGTCAAGAAATCCTGATGACGAAATTTTCCAGGCCCATCAAGTGAGCCCGAGACAAAGCCATGGAGACCGCCCGCACCGCGGCGATTTTCCAAACAAGCTGACAAAGAAGGATCGCAGTTAAGCACACAATCTTCGTAAGATCCGGAGTCCCACCCGTGAGGGAACAGGCTCCGAACGATCTTACGGGCAAATGTGAGGTAACCGCGAGGAAGGGAGGGTGGTGGAGACCGGAAATGGTTAGCGACGGATGAAAGCAAAGGGGCTTCCATACACCGGCATGATGCCGGCTGTAGCTTCTTGATTGAATTCCATGCAAACTCTGCCTCACTGTCCACGGCAGGACAGTTCTGCAGATAGCACTTCGTTTCCCTACTAAGGTCGACACAATTATCCGAGATGGGCTCGAATCTCGGTGCCTCGCTGTTGTAGAGGTATTTCCAAGTAGCTACCGCTTTCCAAATTGTCTCACAGAGACGGGAACGGTAAGCTCGACAACGATGCCGAGTAGCGTACGCTTCAGTAAACGTCATAGTAAAACCAACGGTTTATGACGGCAGGCTGGAAACGCTTAAGGTCCTAATGTG